CTATCTTACCGCAACTTGAAGTGCAAGATATATTGCGGCCCACAGCACCACAATATACTTCAAAAACGCCTTTTTACCCATTTTGATTTTTAGTTTAAAATCAACTTTCATATGTGTTTCCTTCACTCATAATATCCCAGTTTTTCCTACTAGTAAAGCATAGCACTATTAGAATCTTAAATTCCATCTATATTTATCATATTGTTTCTGTATGCACTGCTTATTTTTATATATCCACAACAAAATAGCATTCTCTGCTTTTTTACATCGCAGAGTTGCTCTAGAGCATAATGAGTACCATCAGTTTTATGAAATTATTTGCACTTTTTCCTTAACAAAGTCCAACACTTTTCACATTTCCCAATCATTTAAAAATTAAGTAGGGAACTCCTATAACCAGCCTTTTCCCATCACCGTGTGTGCCGAACGACCTGCAACAGTTTAACCACATAAGAGTAAGGACTCGTTGTTGCTTTGCAAAAAAATTGAAAAGACTTTGATTTTAAAATGAAAAAGAAATAGCGGGATTTCCGCTCAATTTGAGAAACAAAAAAAGGCGTTTTAGAAGTGTTTAAATACCTCTAAAACGCCTTTTTTTGTTTCCCGCTTATTGTTTAGTTTTTCGGTTTCCGTGCTGTTCTAAGATTAGGTCTTTGCCCGTTTTGCGCTGCCGAGAAGGCACTCGTTCCAGAAGATCACTTACATCACAGTCGAGAGCTTCGCAAATGCGATCCATGTGCTCGTAACTGATGCGCTCCGCCAGTTCGTTATAGTAGGCGGAAATGGTCGACGGACGGATGCCTGTTTCTCGTGCAAGTCGCGCCTGTGTCCAGCGTCTTTCACCTAACAAGCGGGAGAGATGATTTTTTATCACCTTATCGCCCCTGCGACCATTCTAAAATAATCTTTAGCGGGGCGTCTTCATTTTGGTAGGATATAACGCTTTCCGTTATAATTCATAGTTGCGAACAAGGACTTCTTTGTAGCCGTCCACACTTTGCGCAGACAGCGTATTACGCCGCGAAACAGGCTCAATAATGCAGTCGGCATACAACTCCCGCACCTGTGGGCAATCATTGTAGGACAGCAGGAAGCGGCCCTTGATGCTGTGAAGCACGTCGGCCAGCCGTTTGTGGTCGCTTTCTTGAAAGCGGGCGCGGTAGTATTTTTCGGTTTCAAAATATGGCGGATCGCAATAAAACAGCGCGTTTTCCCGGTCATAGGTTTTAATCAGATGCTCAAAGTCAAGGTTTTCAATTATGACCCGGCGAAGCCGTTCCTGCACTGCAGGGAACGATGCAGAAATGTTGCAGACGCCTTTCGGAGCAGTTGCAAATGTGTGGCGGTCTGTTCCAAAGCTGGCCTTAATAAGGTATAGGCTGCGTGCCGCTCGCTGTATGTCAGTCAACCCGCGCACCTGCTCCTGTGCCAGACAGTCAAAGAACACTTCCCGCGCATCTGGGAGCATATCAAGTTCATGCTGCAGGGCGTCCGGGTGGTACTTGATGCAGCGGTAGATGTTGACAAGTTCCGCGTCATAGTCATTGAACACTTCCATGACTTTGCTGCTCGGCTCACGGCCAAACAGTACCCAGCCTGCGCCGCCGAACACCTCAATATAACGTCCAATGTCCGCAGGCATACGCTGCAGAATTTCATTGCGCAGGGCACGCTTGCCGCCGATCCATCCGATAAAACTATTCATGCAAATCATCCTTTCTGGGGCGAAAAGGTGATTTCATGGGGAACTACGACTTTTTTTCATTCTGCGTTCCAAAATAGAACGCAACAACCATTGTTGCGATTGTGAGGAACTTGTCCGGCTCGACACTTCCGTTGAGGGACAGCGCGGCCAGCACTGCGATAATAACCAGCGTGACGATGGTTTTCACCTTCAACAGCGCCGTGAGGGCTTCCAAAAGTTGCTTCATAAAAGACCTCCTTTATGCCCAGTGACTCGTGTAGAGTTTTGCGTCAGTCAGCTTGCGTTCCTTGCAAACCGCCAGCACAGCGTCTGCAACAGCCTGCACCACGCTGCGGATGCAGATGATCTGCAAGTGATTTTCGGCGTTTGTGTAGCTGTCTGCCACCGTGCCGTGTTCCTTGCAGACCGCAACGACTGCGGCAGCGTCACCGCTACTGACAGGGCCAACAGTGATGTTTTGCAAAGCAGACACTGCAGCTTTCTCATTGCTGCTGACAGGAACTTCGACAGGCTTTTCCGTTGCCGGAGCAGTGCCATAGATGCCTGCGTTGTTGGGGATGGCTGCATAGGCCGAAGGGTCAAGGCCCTTGCTGCTGGCCGTGGCCCGCACCTCAAAATGGCAGTGCGGGTGCGTACCCTTGGCATTACCTGTCTCGCCCATGATGGCAAGCTGCTGGCCACTGATGACGCGATCACCAACATCGACAAGCAAGCGGGAGCAATGGCAGAAGTACATGAAATTGACAGCATCGGGGGTCTGGTCGGCATCAAGCTGGACACAAACATAATACCCCCACTCCCACGTTCTGTCGGAATGGTCGGTCACGATACGCGCCCGCGTCACACGGCCTTTGATAGGCTTCTGCGTGCCGTCGGGCATCTCATAGTACGGCATGAGGATAACGTCGCTGTCGACGCCCACGATGTCCATGCCGCCGTGCCACGTCTTGCCACCGCCGCGCGTCATGCCGTAACAGCCATAGCTGTACTTGATCTGCACGCGGCCATCAAAAATACTTTTTCCCATAGGGTGTACCTCATTTTTGTGCAAAGAAAAGAGCACCCCTTGCAGGGTGCTCGCGGATACATGATTTACAGCAAAGCCGCCGTTTTTTTCCGCCAGACGGCAGGAACTTGTTCCAGCGTCGTGCGGCCCATGCGGATTTGTGTCGCGTAAAATTTAGCCATTGTATACCACCTCCGCCAAATCATAAACGGCTGCCTCAAGGGCATCCAGACGGTCAGAGGCAGTCACAGGCTCAGCCTCGCGCGGCGGCTGATAGTCCCACCACGAATCGAAGTCCGCCGTGACTTCTTCCTCGGTGACTGCGGACGCAACGCGAATCTGGCGCTCCTCGCAGTTCCAGACCGTCTGCTTGTTGCCCTCTTCGTCGGTGATTTTCTCGGACGCAATATCCTTGCGCAGGATAATGTCCGTCGCGCCATTCAGCGCGAACACCTGCACGGCAGCGGGCTTTTTAACATACTGCTCCATGCGCTTGCTCCTTTAACAGTAACTGTTTACTATGCCACGATACAGAACGTTTCGCGGCGCGGATAATTTTATAGACGTTGTACTTCTGGCAAAAGCCCCGGCTGTCGCTGTGCTTGATTTCGCCCCACTGGCTCATAATGCGCTGCGCTCTCCACCACGGCACATACCCCAAAGCGTCCAGATCGCGCTGGGCACGCAGGATTGCCCGCCGCAGTTTGACAAAGTTGCGGCCTCGGATGATGGTATAAGTGCGGCGTACCACATAGCCCATCATATCAAGACCCGGCGTGCGCTGATGGCTGCCAGCCTTGCGGCGCTTGTTCTGTTGGCGCTCGGCATCAAAGGACGCAAAGTGGATAATATCCCACGCACTCTTGATTGTCAGCCCCAGCGTCTCCTTTGCCCATCTGGTGGTGTCCTTCATCACTTTTGTAAGGTTGGATATGCGCCCATACACAGTGATGTCGTCGGCATAGCAGCAGATGGCAAGGATCATCTTGAACGACTTTCCGCGCCGCACCTTGCGATGGGAGAGGATGTACCGCAGCACATAACTCATAACATAATTGAACAGCCAGCAAGGCAGATACCCGCCAATTAGCAGAACGCCGTCCGGGTAGTTTGCCATGACGGCCTCCACAAGCCACAGCAAGGGCTTATTCTTTCCGATGTCGCGGCGCAGAAGATTCATAACGCATTCGACTGTCGTGGAAGGATAAGCCTTTTTAACGTCGCATTTTGCGGCATCGGTCTTGTTATGGAGCATCCGGCGAAGGATGCGTTCGTTCTGCCGCTTCCCGGCAATCTGTCCTTTTCCGGGCAGACTTCCATACTGGATCGGCAGCAGCTTTGCGCGGAAGAGCGGGTCGAGCGCTCCCTTTGCAATATATTCAAAAATCTGCTGCCACGGACTTTCCTCGCAGATGTTGCGCAGCTTCCCGTTTTCCCGCAGTTGGAACTGACGCACAGGCTCAAACGAAACGCTGCGCGCCAGAATGTCGGCATGAGCCTGCTCGGCCACGGCGTCAATGGCCGTTAGGCTTTTGTTGCAAGTACAATTTCGGATTTCTTCACGCAGTTCAGCCCGCGTGATTTTCCCGGTAGACACTAATAAATTTTGAAATCTTCTCTTTGACCGCTTGCCAGTAAAGCACAGATGCACCTGCTCCTTGATAAAATCAAGGCTCTCGATGTTGATCTCCGCTGGCTTGCAGTACGTTTTCACCAGTAAATCCTCCTTTGATTTGTGTCGTCGGCGGCGTCCGCTCTCGCTACTAGCCCCCGCTGGTTTCAAACACAATTTTCCCGATATGGGCGGATTATACGGTGCAGTATATAATGTATGGTGTAATCGACAAATCAGCCACGCCAGCCGAGCCATTCCAATTCCTATTGCCCGTTGTATTGTTAGAATTAGCCGCCGCGAGCGAGGCATTGCCATTGTTATTAAGGTTGCAGCAACGCCACGAGGCCCGCACGCCGCGCCACCCACTACAAAGGGGCGCGAGGAACCCAGAACGAAAAAGCTAACGGAAACACCGCATAACCCAAAAGCATTATAACAAGAAAACCAGAAAATCAAAAGAGGAAATACAAAAAAATAAAAATCGTGCGACCCGGCTACGCCGGGTTAATAAAGGGGCTGCGCCCCTCTGCTCTGCCCCAAAAACCTCCCCCCAATCTCCCCCCGACCCCTTACATATAGGTCGGGTCCGCCAGCACCAGCCGGGTCAGGCACCCGCTCTCGGTGTAAATGATCTTCACCTGATAGGCCGCCATCAGCCGGTTCCCGCAGGCTGCCTCCACATGCACCGGCCACCCCGGCTTGATGTTGTGCAGCCCGGTCAGCGTCACCCGCATACTGTGCAGCCCCAGCTGCCCCTTCATCACCCGGCGGTAGGCGTCCAGCGCCGGCCGCCCGGTATATTCCCCGGCCGGGATGATATACCGGTTGCGCCGCACCTGCTGGCTGTTGCCGAAGGGGTTTTCGTACAGCTGCGAATAGGCGCCGCCCACATCCCGGTAAACAATGGTGGAAAGAGGGCTGCTGCGCCGGGTGATATATTCCAGCGAGCAGTACCGCAGCGCCCCGGTGTCGTTCACATCGTTGCTTACCCGCACCGGGTTGTCCGGGGAAAGCGCCTCCACCACGATATCATTGTTGGCGTTGATATACGGCTCTCTGCCGTACAGCCGGAAGCACAAAATACAAAATGCCTCCCACACCGAATGTCCCTTGCCCAGCTGGAAGGTCGCAGCACTGGCGGTGGTGTTGGGCAGCGTCAGCGTATGAAAGCCCAGCGGCTTTATCTCGGTATTAAAAAACGCCTGCGCCGTCAAATCGGTGTAGGTCTTGGGCAGCGCCTCATTATCGCACAGCAGCGCACCGGGCGTCCGGGCGCTTATGCTCACATACGCCCCGTTCCCGTCCACCGACCGCACGATCTCATCGCACATCCCGGCAAACAGCCCCTCGCTGTCGTGCTTTACCTGGATGCGGTTCAGATCGTCCAGCGGCCCCTCATGCGGGAAGGTAATATCCAGCTGCCACGCCGGGGAATCCCAGCTCCGCGTGATGATCATCGTGCTCGGTTCCTTTAGTGAAATGGTCTGCTTATCCAGCGTCATGCCCAGCATTTCTATCGACATAATCCCCCTCCTTTTCCATCCTCCGTCGGGCAAACGTTCCGCTTCCCCGGCCTGTCTTTCCGGGCGGCCCCGCCGGGGGCCTTTTCCCGCCCCATCGGTTCAAATATCATACCGCCCTCCTTTTTCATCCTCCGCCGGGCAAACGCTCCGCTTCCCCGGCCTGTCTTTCCGGGCGGCCCCGCCGTGGGCCTTTTCCCGCCCCATCGGTTCAAATATCACGCCGCCGGCCCTTTTCTCATGGCGCTGCCCCGGTTCAATCCGCATAGCGGGTCCCCTCCCGGTCGGTCGCCGCAATCTGTTCGGTAAAGACCGCCGTGTAGCGCAGCACGGTGCCGTCCCCCTCACCAATGTAGGAAAGACCGGCGGGAAAGGCGATGACCGTTCCCATGCCGGGAATGTACAGCTGCCCGGCCGTGGGCTGCCACATCAGCGCCTCCAGGGCGGCATATTGGGTCTTGGCGTTCTCCCCGTAAAATACCCCCTCTGCCCTGATGACCCGCTTTGCGATCCCCAGGTTCTGATGGATCGGCCCGTACTCCGGGCAGTGGGCGGTGGCAATGCGGGTCTCGGTCGTCACCGTGATCCTCTCCGGGTTGTGCGGAAAGGTAAAGGTCTTATAGCTCATTATTTTCATGCGTCTGCTCCTCTCTCAATACAGCGGCTCGCCGCAGCGGTCCATCTCCGGGGCCAGCCGCAGTTTTCTGCGCTGCAGCGCCGAAAGCTCGGTCTCCAGCGTGGCCGCATCCTGCAATACCACCTCGGTCACCGTCCCGCTTTCGGCTATTTCCGGCGCTTTTTCCCGCCGCAGAGAGGGCTTCCCCTCCGGCGCCCGCACAGCCGCAGCCACCGTCCTTGTCTCCTGCTTCATGGTTGCTCCTCCTTCCCGGGGCTTTCTCTCCCCGGCCCGTTCCCGGCGGCACCGGCCGCCTTCGGCGGCCTCCCGCCTGACGGCGGTGGCGGCCTGCGGCCGCCCGGCACCGCCGGGCCCTTACCCTGCACCTGTCCCGGCTTCCGTTGCCGTCTCGGTCCGGGTGCGGGCCGTCAGCGTTGCCCGCTGCCAGATCAGCGGCCGGCGGGTCGCCTCCTCCACAGCGGTCCATTCGCAGCCGGTGTACTGTACCGTCTGCCCGTTTCGTGTAATTTTTACGCTGAAATTACTCATTGTATAAAAATCCGCCGGCTGCTCCCACTTAATCTGCTCCAGCTGCAAAATATGCGTCACCGTCCCCGGCAGAAAGATAAGCGGCTCGGTGCTGCCGTAGGGGCGTACCGCCGTCATCGCCCGGCCGGATTTCACCTCATATCCGGCGGCGTGGGCCAGTACCGCCCCGCCCGCCTCAATGGTAATGCCTCCGAGAGAATGAATGACCTGGTTCATGCCTCATCCTCCTCTTTGGGGGTCTCGGCCAGCGTGCAGTACACCGTCAGCAGGCCCCGCCTGCCAAAGGCCCCGCACCCCCGCAAAAAGCCGGTCTCGGCCCAGGTCAGCCCGGCCACCCCGCAGGGGAAATCCCCTCGTGCCGTCAGTGCCGAAAGCTGCTCGGAAAGCAGCTCCGCCGCCTCCATGCTCTCCCGATGCAGCACCGTCAGCCGCAGTCCCACCTCCAGCAGCAGGGGGGCGCTGCCGGGCAGGGCGGTCTCGCTGCGTTTTACGCTGTGATCACTGATCACCAGCGTGGTCACACCGGGGGTCAGCGGCCGCCGGACGGTCGGCATACTGTATAGGATCTCACACCCCGGCAGATGCGGCGCCAGATAGGCCGCCAGCTGTCCCCGCAGGTCGAATAAGCTGCTCACCGTCATGACCTCACCTGCCTGAAGGTAAATTTTCCGCTTGCGATGTATTCGGCGGCTGCCGCCAGATATTCCGCACACAGCGCCTTGGCGGCGGCCAGCGTATGGCGGTTCACCAGGGCCGCCGCCCCGATGTGGGGCAGACTGCTGCCGCTCATTTCGGCCAGACACCACCGGTAGTAGGCCAGCGCCGCCGCAGCGGAGCCGATCGGCTCCGCCGCAGGACCGGCCGACCGGTTTTTGGCGGTCAGCTCGGCCATGGCGTCTTGGCAGTAGGGCAGGCAGGCGGTCAGTGCATCCCCGGAAAGCCCCGAGAACACCCCGAATTTTTGCAGGATCTTATCGATATCCATCGTTCTGCCTCCTTTTTGCCGCATCAGGCGGTTTTCAGGGTCATCACCTTCACCGCATCGGGGAAGATCATCGAGAAGCCCGCAGTGGAGGAAACGGCGGCACGCTCCAGCTGGCAGTCGATCAGTCGGTCAAAGTCAACGGTAACGGGATCGCCCACCACCATTTCCAGGGCATAGCGGCGGTCCAGCGCAATGATGGTGCCGTCGGCCACCTCATCACAGACGATCATTTCGGCGCCGAGGGGAGAGCCCAGCTTACCGGTATTCTGGAAGTGCAGCCCGGTGGTGGGGTCGGCGAAGGCGGGCAGCCCCAGAATGGCGGCAGCGGTCTTGGGATTTACCAGCAGGGTGTTCATCTGGTAGGCGGTAAAGTTGCTCCACAGGGTGATGAGATCGCTGTAGGCAAGGGCGGTACCGGCGGTGGTCAGCTTCTTCGGCGCGCTGCCGGTGGAGCCGTCACCGTGGACGAGGACCGAAACGGCGTCTCTCATCTGGCAGCGGGCAATCTCGGAGCCGATGCGGCGCATCGCCACGGTAAACAGGTCAAGGCGCTGGTACTTCAGGGCCTCATAGGAGGCACGCAGCAGTCTGCCGCGCTTATTCAGGGTGGTGGCCTTGTCCTTCAGGGAAAGGGTGGTGGCGGGCAGCTCGACGCCCTCGCTTCTTACATCCGCCTCCAGGCTGTCATCGCTGGTCATGCCGCGGTAGTCCACGGCGGAAATGTGGGTACGGGCCGCCACGATGGAAGAAAGCGGGTCATTTTCCTCCATTCCCTGGCGGACGGCACGCATCAGGTATTCGGGGAACAGCACGGCGCTCTGGCCGTTCTGGAAGAACTTTTCGATGGTGCTGGAGTGGCTGCCGCCCACCTGGATATCAAAGCGCTTGAGCTGGCGCTGGAAGGCATCCAGAGAGCCCAGCTCGGTGCCGCGGTAGTTTTCGGTGGGGTCCAGCTTCTCCAGCCGCTCGGCAAAGCTCTCGCTGCCGCCGCGGTACAGGGACTTGTGAATGTTCATCTCTTTGTAATTCTGGTTCATGTTTTCTCTCCGTTTCTTGTTTCAAGGTGCAAATCGCACGGTTTTAATGTTTTCTCCTCGCCCCGCCTTCATCCTATCGGATGCAAAGCATAAGGCTCGGTTTTCCTCGCCCCGCTTTCATCCTGCCGGATGCAAAGCACGGGGCTTGGGGTTCGCCCTCGGTCAAAGGGCAGCTTGTTTTTCATCCCGTTCAGATGCAAAAGGCGCGGTTATCGGTCTCGGTTTCCTTTGCCGGGGCAGTCTGCACCACCGGTGCAAAGCGCCGGGCGGCCTGCTTTTTCATCAGGGCGGCCAGCGTTTCCAGCTCCGGGACGGAAAGGGCGGCTATGCTCTTTTCCAGCAGGGCGGGGGTCATTTCGGGCTGGGCCAGCATCGTCCTGCGGCGGATCTGTTCACACAGCGTTTCCCGGTAGCGCCCGGCCTCCTCGCTGTGCTTTTCCAGCAGCTCGATGTGCTTTCGCAGCCCGTAGGCTGCCGCCGCATCCAGGTGCAGCTCGCCCCGTTCCATTTCGGCAATCGCCCGTTCCGGGGTCAGGTACAGCGCCCTTTTGGGGGAACGGCTTTTGGTCACCCCGGCAGCGGGCTGGGCGGGCACCGCCACAAAGCTCCATTCGTAGGCGTCGGTGGGGTCCTCCAGCAGGGTATAGCACAGCGCCCCGCCGTAGCGTTTCCCGGCCAGGTGGCCGCAGCCCTCCTCGGTACGGTCCGCCCCGCAAACGGAACAGACCCGTTTCCCGACGGCGCAGCCCACGCTCACCTCCTTTTTTATGCCGCCCTCTATCTCCAGGATAAGATCGGCATTGGCGGCGGTGCGCACCATGTAGGCCCAGCCCTTCAGGGCCTTGTAGGGCTCGCCGCGGTGGTTCAGCCGGCCGTCCTCGGCCTCCACCGCACAGCGGTAGATGCGGGCCGTCTGCTTTTCTCCGCGGGGGTCGTGGTCAAAGATGCCGGTCTTTCCGCAGAACAGCACCGCCAGCTTTTCCAGCGCCGCATCGGTAAAGCATTCGTTATCCCGGTCCAGGTCGTTATCGCACAGCACCACCGGGAAGGTATAGACCTCCTCTGCGGTGAGTTTGCGGCGGCTGAAGCGGCCGATGGCCTCCAGCTCTTTTTCGCTCACTGCGGGATTTTTTTCCTCGTTCATTCTTTCACCTCCTTGCCGGCCGCAGCGGCCAGCTTGCGTTCCAGTTCTTCGGCCCTTGCCCGTGTCAGACGGGCGGTGGCCTCCTCGGTCTCATCCTGCAGGCTGATGGGCAGCCAGTTGACGGTAACGGCCGGGGAACAGCCCTGCGTCCGCAGGAACAGTCCGGCTATTTTGGTCAGGACGGGGGTAAGCAGGCGGCGGTAGAATTCCAGCTCGCCGGTCAGCAGATCGCTCTGCTGGCTGCTCATCCGTTCGGTGCTGCTCCAGGAAAGCCCCAGCCAGAAGGGCGGCAGCCCCAGCTTTGCAACGATCTGCTCCAACAGCTGGCGGACGGGGACCTCGGTGGCGATAAACTGGTTATCCGCCCCGATGACCTTGATATCCACATCGCCCACCGCCACAAAGTCCCGGATCTCTCCGTCGGCGGCAGCCTGCATGGCGGCGCTCCATTCCCGGCTGATCTCTCCGGCCACCGCGGCGGCATCGGTCTGGTCGCCGGGGGCGGGGCGGTAGGTCACGGCATAGCGCAGGTTGCCCATCCGCTCAAAGTTTTTGCCGATGGCGGAATAGATTTGCAGCAGCACCCGTGAAATGGCCGGCAGCCCCGATAGCAGGGATTGTCCGGTGATCTCGCCGGGGGCGGGGTGCAGCGCCGTAAAATGCACCAGCTCCGGGCAGGGCAGGGGGCGGCGGTTTTTGCCCTCCCCCGTGCAGATGACGGCATCAAGGGGGCTTTCCCCCTGCAAAAAAGTGAGGTGGGAAAGCGGCGGCAGGTAAAGCCCCGCGATGCCCTCGCAGTCCCGGGTGAGCACCACCTCGCCCACGGCGTTGCCGTAGCACAGCAGGCTGTCAAGATACTGCCCGGCAAAGGCGGTGAGCCCCACGCTGCTGGCACCGACCGGCACCTCCGCCGCAAAGCGGTTCAGGGCCTCCTGTGCCCGTGGGTCTTCGGCGGCAAGGGTAAAATCCACCGTCAGCCGCACGATTTTTTGCAGCGCCGCATCGATAAGCGGGACGCTTTGCCGCAGGGCGAGGTACAGGGGGGCCTCCGCCGGCAAAAAACGCCGGGGCTGCCAGCATTCCTGCCGTGGCTGGGGCGCCGTTTGCACCGCCGCCCGGCCCGCTTTTTTGTTTTTGGGATCGAATATACCCAATGTTCGGTTTCCTCCTTTCGGAATGTGTGTGTTCGGGGATCGGCCCGTCCCGCCGGGGGAGGCGGAGGGGGCGGT